AGAGCGCAACAGACTCGCGGTGTTCCGCTGATGGCGACAACGATTGCCTCACTAAAAATGTTGCATGGGTATCGCGAGGCAGAATTGGTTGCGGCCAGAACTGGCGCAAGCAAGATGGGCTTTTTCACTTCGCCTGCTGGAAATGATTTCCCTGCGGATGACATCGAAGGCTCTCATACTCCGATTATGGAGGCCGAACCAGGAACCTTCCATCAACTCCCAGAGGGGATGGATTTCAAAGCATTCGACCCAACCCATCCGACAACCGCATTCGGCGAGTTCGAGAAAGCAATTCTGCGCGGGATTGCCTCTGGTCTTGGGGTCTCTTATACAAGTTTGGCAAACGACCTCGAAGGCGTTTCTTATTCCTCGATTCGCCAGGGTTCGTTAGAGGACAGGGATTTTTATAAGACCCTGCAACAATTTATGATTCAGCACTTTGTGGAACCAGTATTCCGCGAATGGCTGACCCAGGCAATGACAACGACAACCGTTTCTCTGCCGATTACCAAATACGACAAATTTGCAGATGCGGTTGAGTTCCGGGCAAGAGGATTTGCCTGGGTTGATCCGCAGAAGGAAATCAATGCGGCCGTGACCGCGATGAATAACGGCATTATGTCGATGCAAGATGTCGCAAACCAATATGGCCGCGATGTCGAAGAGACTTTTGAGCAAATTGCAATGGAGACAGAACTTGCAAAAGAATATGGCGTAAATCTGTCATTCCAACCATTCGGTCAGAAACTCCCTGCGGCCGCAGAGGTTACCGGCGCGGCTGAAGTCGAGCAGGCTCCAGAAGTTGTCCGTGAACAGGTAATTAATCTGAATCCAAACTTTGAGGTTAAGTCCGAACCGATTCAGTTGAATCTAAAAGTTGAATCTGGTGAGAAAAAGCGCAATAAAAAAATCCGTCTGGTCAGAAATGATGAAGGCGTTGTTATCGGAGCAGAGGAAGAATAATGGCTATCACAACCGCAGTTTGCAATTCATTCAAACAGGAAATTTTAGAAGGTGTCCATGAATCAACGGACACTTATAAGATTGCTCTTTATACCGATGCCGCTACCCTGGGCGCATCAACGACTGCATATTCGGCGACTAACGAAGTCAGCGGAACCGGATATTCTGCGGGCGGTTTAACTTTGTCTGGGCTTTCAACCGGATTGTCTGGCTCGACCGCATATCTAACATTTACTGATCCGGTCTGGTCAAATTCAACAATCACGGCCAGAGGATGTCTGATTTACAACTCAAGTCAATCAAATAAATCGGTTGCGGTATTTGATTTTGGTCAGAATGTTTCCTCCGTCAATGGCAGTTTCACGGTCGATTTCCCTGGAACTGGTGCAAGTAGTCTGATAACGATTGCCTGATGGCTCTTTTATTTGATGATGGTTTTGGTTTATTCGATTCCGCATCAGGTGATTTTGATGATGGCGGTGTAGTAAACGCGACCGCATCCGCAACAAACGCATCTGCAACATCATCCGCAGGCACGGTTTCCGCAAACGGAATTCAGAATATCACTCAAAGCATAAACGGCGTGGCGTTAAACGCTACACCAGGAAGTGTCTCTGCCTCCGGGACAGAATCACGGACTGCGAGTGTATCCGGCGCGGAGGTAACTGCATCTGCGGGTTCTGTTTCTGCAAGCGGGGTGATAAGTGTAACGATACAGGTTACAAATGTTCCATTGATTTCTGCCCCAGGGCAAGTCACGGCAAACTCTCAATCTCCCGCAACTGCTTCTGTATCAACTGCATCTGCAACATCATCTGCCGGAACCGTCACCGCAATCGGTGAAGGAAAACGCAGAACCGGCTCGAAAACTAAAGCAAAATTCTTGCCTTTCAGAGCGGTTCCGATAACATTCGATGTCAAGAAGAATGCGGTTGCTAAAGTAGACGGTGTTTTTGGTGTTTCAAAGATTGCTCGGATTGATGCAAGCGGAACTGTTTCTATTTCTGCGGTCGGTCGAGCGAAGTCTGCGAAGGCCAAATCAGCAACCCAAGAAATGAATGCGCGGGGTATTATCAACCCGACTGATGACGAACTTATTTGGTTGCTTGCGGCATGATTTACAAAGGTGAAGAAATTGATTCCCGTCCTACTGATGCGATGGCCCAAGAGGCCAAGCGCGGTCTCGCCTGGAGAGAAGAGTTTGGGCGCGGCGGCACGGAAATCGGGGTCGCAAGAGCGAGGGACATCAGCAATAAGCGGGAACTCTCCGCAGAAACAATTCGGAGAATGCACTCTTATTTCTCCCGGCACGAAGTCGATAAGCAAGGCCAAGGGTTTAGCCAGGGCGAGGAAGGTTATCCGTCTGCGGGCCGAATCGCCTGGGCCTTATGGGGTGGAGACCCAGGTCAATCCTGGGCAAGAGCGAGGGCAGAAAGAATGAATAAGATTGATGAAGAAAATCGGGCCGCTCCAGATGCTTTAGTGGTTGGCGATTTCGTGCGGTGGGATTCTTCCGGCGGGACTGCCAGAGGACGGATTGTGCGGATTGTTAGAGATGGCGACATAAATGTTCCAGATTCCGACTTTGTGATTACCGGGACACCGGATGATCCGGCCGCTTTAATCAGGCTTTACCAGGAAAACGAAGAAGGATGGAATGCAAGCGACCGTCTGGTCGGGCATCTCTTTTCTACCCTCACAAAAATTGATGACCTCCGCTCGATGGATTCCCGGCCATATCCAAACGAACACGCCGCTAGACTGACTGACCCAGACCAATACGATTCATTCCGCAGGGAAAATGATGCCGGTGGCCGAGGAATCGACTTTATTTTTGGCATCAAAGATGGTCAATCGGAATTGCAGGCTATCAGATTTGATAAGGATTTATTCACTCCGGCCCAGGCGCGGGAATGGCTTGCCGACCATGATTTTGAACCGATTCTCTTTGAAAATGCGGTCGAGGAAAGACTTGCGACAATAGAGAATTCCTATCAAAATCCGACTATGGATAAACGGCATATTATTGATGTTGAGGAAACAGAATCGACCTATGTGATAACTTTCGCAAAGGCTGAGGCAGATATTCCTCAAGAAGAAGAGGTCGAAGTTGACCTGGAGTCGGTTGCGGAAGGCGAGTCCGAGATGATGGAAATGGCCCGCAAAGCGGACGGGAAAACCGTGTCGCATCGCGCAAACGATATGATGGCCGAAGTCAAAGATGACCGCCGTGTCGCGATGGCTATCAGTTCCGAATTGGGAGTTGACCGGGGATGGGGAGAAGAGATTCTCGACCATTCTGCGGATGCGATTGACCTGGAATTCTTAAAATCTGGCCGCGCACCATTGTTGCTCGACCATGATCCAACCAAACAAATTGGTGTAATCGAATCTGTTTACCTTGATGGCTCGGCCCGTAGACTGCGGGCGACCGTGCGTTTTGGAAAAGGCGCACTTGCCAATGAGGTTTATCAGGATGTTGCCGACAATATCCGAGGGAATGTTTCCATTGGTTATATCGTCAACAAAATGGTGGAAAACCCAAAAGGCTCGAAAATTTATCGGGCAACAAGTTGGACACCGCTAGAGGTTTCTGTTGTTTCTATCCCTGCCGATGCGTCAGTCGGCGTGGGCAGAGCGGCTGAATCTTCGCCTTCAATTCAACCTTCCATTTCTCAAGGAGAAAATAAAATGGAACAAGCAAAAGTTGAGTCGGTGAGCGTTGATAACGCAGTCGCCGCTCGTAATAAAGAAGTCGCCGAGATGCTGGCTCTTGGTGCAAAGCACAACCAGCGCGGTCTGGCTGATGACGCAATCGCTCGTGGCGCAAGCATCGAGCAGTTCCGTGGAATGTTGCTGGACAAAATCGGCGACAAACCCCTGGAGCAGATTGATGTTGGCATGACCAAGCAAGAGCGCAAGTCCTATTCTCTGACCCGCGCAATCGCCTCTGCCGCTACCAATGGCGGCCGTGTTGGCGGTTTCGAGGGCGAAGTTTCCCAGGAACTCGCAAAACGTTATGGCAAAGACCCCCGTGGTTTCTTTGTCCCGACCGACATCTTCAAGCGTGACATCCTGACCTCTTCGCCTGCTAACGGCTCGAACCTCGTAAAAGAAGAGTTCCTGGCCGCTGAGTTTGTGGATGCTCTCCGCGCAAATGTGGTTGTGATGGGCCTCGGCGCACGGATGCTCTCCGGCCTGAAGGGCGACATTGCTATCCCCGCTCTGAATGCCAAGACCTCGACCTATTTCGTGGCCGAGAATGTGGCTCCGACCGAGGGCGCACCGACCTTCCGTCAAATCACGTTGTCTCCCAAG